TTTATATTATTTTACATAAATAATAGTATTCTTATTAATATGCATTTTTGATATAATTAATTAAATGTTATTTATATCAAAAATTAATACATCATTAAAAATGATGTAAAATTACGGGTGTAAATATTTAATTAGAGTAAGCAAGACCTCCCATACCACTCATGATACGAAGAACGTTGTAGTTAGTGGCATAGACACGAACCTTGGCAGTCTTGGTACCTTCAACAGTGGCGTTGGAAAGAACGAGTTGAAGTGTGGCGTTATCAATTCTGGAGAAGTTGCACGTGCCTGAAGGTTGATGTTCCTCAGGGCGAAGAGCAAATGAGTACACATTGATACCTTCATCGGGGCAACGGGTGTGGGCTTGGTAAGGTTGGACCCAAGAGAAGTAAGAACCTTCACGCTCAGAGAAGCGGTCTTGGCCGTTAAGTTGGAGCTTAGCGGTGACGACAGGGTTTTGGCCCCAGCAGTGCATGTCCAAAGAGGTCTCAGAAAGAACGAAAGTACCAGCATCAGAGACACCAGAGTTATCAAGGTGAGAAGGACCATTAACATCATCAACAGGAACACCAAGACCTCCTAAATTAGGCTCATTGTAAGGATTGTTAGGACCATTCCAATATCCAGTAAAACCATCACCAGGAATATTGTCAAGAGCACCGGCATCTTGGAAGAGACCTTGAGCATCAATGTAGGCGCGGGAATCAGCAGCAACTGATGCAGGACCACCGAAAGCATGGATAGCGTTAGGAAGAGCATCAATGGCATCAGTGTAGTTGAAGGGTTGAGCACCGAGCACCTTGAAAAGGAGAGCATCGCAAGTCAAGGATGAGCAGTAATCAACATTTTGATCGGGTTGGACAACCCAGATAAGCTCCTTAACGGGGTGGTTAAAGTTAAGCTTGATCTTGTTGCTGGAAGAACCAACAGACTCGTCGCCAGTGAATTGGAGCTGAGTGATAAGATATTCGTGGGGATTTTGAGCCATTCTGCGGCGCTCATCAGTATCAAGGAAGACATAGTCAACGTAAAGAGAGGCAGCGACCAAAGATTGGTTGTAGGCAATGGTGGCAGGGACAGGACGTCCAACGGTGTATTGACCGGCAGCACCAGAGTAAGGGTTAGTGTTGCAGTTCAATGTGGTAACAGCCCACAAGCACTCATCAATAGGACGAATATCAAGGTTGATCTTGACTTCGTGGTATTGAAGAGCAATAAGAGGAAGGGCAAGACCAGGGTTGGTACAGAACCAGAATTGAAGAGGAACATAAAGAGTGGTCTCAGGAAGAGCGTTACGAGGAGCGCAAACTTGACGAGGAGCTAAAGAATCGCAAGGGGATTCAACATCAGAGAAAGAAGGATCTGTGATGAAGGTAAGTTGAGTGGTGTTACCAATCATCTTGAAGTATCCGCGTTGTTGTTCAGCAGTCATAGTGAGTTGATTCCAGATGTGCATCCAGTCACCATATTGACGGTCGATTCTTTGACCACCAATCTCGACTTCAACTTGAGCAATAAGTTGCTCACCAGGGAAGTCTAACCAACGGGCATAAACACCAGTGTTTTGTCCAGTAGTGTAGTTTCCGAGACCCATAAGTTGGTTGATCTCAGGAAGTGTCACTTGTAAATATGTTCTGTAGGCAAGGTCACCATTTCTGCTGATGACACATTGGACACGGCGACCAAAATCGGCTTGACCGTTGAAAGTTTGTTCAATTGATTCAATAGCAAAGTTAGTATATCTGCGATACGTAACTTTCCAGAAAGTAATTTGTGGATTACCAGTAAGGTAAACATCTTGAGCGCCATAGGCGACTAATTGCATAAGACCTCCTCCCATTTTTATAATATTGCTAAAGAAAAAAAATTCAGAAATTTTAATTTAATTAAATTAATTAAATTAAATTAAAGCAATTAAATAAATTTACACTTAGCTATATTTTTATGAAATTATTTTACTTAAGTCTAAATTTGATTTCATAAATTTTTTTAAATATGCGTCTTCTAAAACTTCTTTTTTACCCTCATGACTTTTTATGAATACAAAGGAATCGCCTCTTTTTTTTACAGTCCAACCTTGCTCTATAGAATTAAACAAAAAAAGCATTTTTTGAAATTTAATAGCGTCAATTTTAATGTTTTCTAAATCGGTTAAAGATTCTAAATTTATTTTTATATCCATTAAATATTTTTAAGAAAACATTAATTAGCTTTTAACTATTGTCTTTACATTTTGTTTATGTTTATAAAAACTTGAATAATGTCTTTCTCCTTTTTCTAAAGAATTCAATGAAGATTTTATTATATTTCCAAAACCATCTGAATAATATATATTTTGAATCTTATATCCCTTCTTGGGAGGTATTTTAATCATTGATTCTATACAATTACTACAAGGCTTACTAGATTGTATTTTATTTTTTGTTGAAATTCTTATTACAAGAATATTTATATGTTCCAAATGTTTTTTTTGTTTTAATGTCATTAATTTTGAAATAGCATCGCATTCAGAATGTACTCCTGGCGTAGTTCCATCACTATTACCCAGTTGGTTAACACCAAAACTTAGAATTCTACTCTTTTCCAGTTTCCCTTTCCCTTGTAAAATACATGACACGTGATTATAATTACCGCAGACGCACGATGATATATTACAATCACCATTCTCATACAAATCAACGTCCGAATTAGAAGGCAAACAGAAACGCTTAATAAACATAGTGTCGAGCAAATTATAATTAATCATCTTTAAATCTTAAATAGTTAATATTTTTATTATTATCTCTTTAAAATGTTTCAATTTTATTTTATATAGTCTTTAAATTTATTTTATAACTATTAATAATGAAATATATTTTATAACTATTAATAATTAAATAAATTTTATGTATTTATTTAAAAGACAATGCCTACTTTTAAACCCAAGTCTAATAAAAAATTTAAATTTAATAAAAAAACATCAATAACCCTTGATAATAAACATAAAGAATTCTTAAATGAATTCACTAAAGATGAAACCAATATTATTCCTTATTTTAAAATTGAACGTGAAGAATTAAGACAACAACTTAACGATAATTGCCACGAATTAACAGTTGAACAAAAATTAGATATTGAAGATAAGATTAACGAACTTACTGAAAAAATTAGAGAGACAAAATCCAGAAAAAAAGAATACTTTCTTGATAATTCAAAATTTATATTTGAATATTTTGAAAATAAAAAAAATATATGTCATGGTAATAATGTTCAATCTTCATCAAATAAATCTAAAATGATAAACAACTTTTTTAAAATTAACCAAGATAATACAGAGGAAATAAAACATGAAAAAGAAAAAAATAACATTGTTATTAAATATTTGAGTAATATTGATGATTCGTTTCTAGATGTAAATTCATTCATATGCCAAACTGATATTTGTCAAATTTGTCATAAAGGCGAATTAATACCTTTAGAAGACGAAGGAATCATGGTTTGTAACAGTTGTTCAAGAAGTATTCCATATTTAATTGAAAATGAAAAACCTTCATATAAAGAACCACCAAAGGAAGTTTGTTTTTATGCTTATAAAAGAATTAATCATTTTAAGGAAATATTAGCACAATTCCAAGGTAAAGAAACTACTCAGATACCTCCAGATGTTATTGAAAATATTAAACTACAGATTAAAAAAGAGAGAATAGAATTGGCACAAATTTCTAACATTAAAACAAAAGAAATTCTAAAAAAACTAGGCTATAATAAATACTATGAACATATACCATTTATTAAAGATAAATTGGGAATTAAACCTCCCATTATGTCTCCTGAATTAGAAGAAACATTATGTAATTTATTTGTTGAATTACAATCACCATATTCCAAGTTCTGTCCTGATGATAGAGTTAACTTTTTAAATTATTATTATACAGCTTACAAACTTTGTGAGCTTCTTGGGGAAGAAAAGTATCTCCCGCTATTCCCTTTATTGAAGGATAGAGAGAAAAGAATTGAACAAGATGATATTTGGAAAAAAATTTGCGAAGAACTTGACTGGGAATTTATACCTACTATTTAGATATTAACAAAATAAATTCTAGACATTGGGTGTACTGTTTATAAGGTGAAATAACGAATAAATTTATAGCGTAAAATAAATTTATAGCGTAAAATAAATTTATGAATTTATTTACAAACGCCATAATGAACCGTCTTTATTTGAACTATTGAAGGATTTAAAACCGCGCCTTTCGGTGAAATAAAAATCAACAAAACGAAGAAAATTAAAACTTTATAGGTCAAAATTAGTTATTTGTTTTTTTAATTTGTATATTATTACCAGTTAATACTTTATAACTTAATGTTGTTAAATTATCATTAATTTCTAAATTATTTGTTATATTAGCATAAGTTGATGAAGTACCCATAAAATATAATAACTCGCCGTTATTATTAATAATTACTGGATTTGTTGGAGTTGATTTATTTACCTGAAGAGTCGAACTCGTTGACGCAGAGGTATAATCTGCGGTTGCTTCTTGAGTTGCTGTGATTATTGTACTTCCAATACCAACAATAGTAACTGTGTCTCCAGAAATAGTAGCTACTGAGGTATTTGAACTAGTGTAACTAAATGAACCAGAACTATTAGATGTTGGATTTGTTAATACATAAGGTGAGATACCATAGATTTGAGGTGATTGTGTATTTAAAGTTTCTAATGTCGGAGTTGATTGATTTACCTCAACAGTCGAACTTGTTGCTATCATAACTCTGTCTCCTAATCCTGATTTTGCAACAGCAACAAATAAACCATTACCATAAGTAACACTCCACCATCTATTATCAGCCGCGGAACTTCCTAAAGTCCAAGTTATACCATCTGGACTTGTCATAACTCTATTTCCTGTTCCTGTGATAGCAACAGCAACAAATAAACCATTCCCATAAGTAACACTAGACCATTCATTAGTCTCGGTACTTCTTAAAGTCCAAGTTATACCATCTGGACTTGTCATAACCCCATATTCTGCTCCTGAGCTAGCAACAGCAACAAATAAACCATTTCCATAAGTAACACCACACCATAAATAATTAGCCGCGGAACTTCTTGAAGTCCAAGTTATACCATCTGGACTTGTCATAACTCTATTTCCTGTTCCTGAGCTAGCAACAGCAACAAATAAACCATTTCCTGATAAATCATTTACATAAGTAACACCTCTCCCGCCAGTATCAGCCGCGGAACTTCTTAAAGTCCAAGTTATACCATCTGGACTTGTCATAACTTTGCCTGTTCCTGTATCAGCAACAGCAACAAATAAACCATTCCCATAAGTAACACTCCACCACGCATTATCAGCCGCGGAACTTCTTAAAGTCCAAGTTATACCATCTGGACTTGTCATAACTCTATTTCCTGTTCCTGAGCTAGCAACAGCAACAAATAAACCATTTCCTGATAAATCAAATCCATAAGTTACCTCCTCCCACAAATAATCCGCCGAGGAACTGCTTATTGTCCATGAACTTATAGACATATATATATATATATATATATATTATATTATATAATTAAGCGTGCCACTTTAAATCTTTAATGGTGTAAAATGCTAATATTATTAATTATTATACAAGTACACCGTCCAAAAAGAAAAATGAGACATACCGTTTCCAGCACATAAATTATAATAATTATTTTAATTATTATTTATGTTAGTATTTTTATGTTAGATATTAATTTGTAGGTTTGTAAGGAAATAATGTTAATTCTCTAGTATTGTAAATAGAGAAGTTAGGGTCATAATTATTCGCACCCACACCGTTTCCAAAACATATTCCTCCTCTTTGTTTTCTCTTTTTCGCAGTTATCCTTCCCTTTTTCCCCTTTCTTGTTTTTCTTCCCTTTTTCCCCTTTCTTCTTTTCCCGCCCATTTCAGTAACAGAACGCGGAGAATATGTCCCTAATTCTTCTATATTTAAAAGAGGAGGTTGTTCTTCAATATGGTTCATACCATTACCATTTATATCAGCAACACCATTTTCTTGATCTGGAACAGATATGTCTTCATTAAAGTTTTCAAATTCATCATTCGCTTCATTTACACTTTGAATTATTTCTTGTGGTGTAAAGGGTGCGCCAGTAGCAGAATTTATTTCATTTAAACTCATTTGAATAATATTTAATCTAACACCAGTATTTGATAGAACCTGAATATCATCTTTTGAAAATCCCAATCCTAATAACTGTTCGGTCTCTTCTTGTGTAAAGTCGCCACCAACCATCTTTTTATAGGATCGACCAATTTTGCTGGTTTTTTTTCTAAAAGACTTGCGTTTTGGTCTTCTAAACTTTTTACGTGTTTGTTTTACCATAATATATTATATTTAGATTAAATATAATATGTTAGATTATTGATTTAAAAACCACCAGGGAATTTAACCAAGTTAGCACCAATACCAAAGCCAGCACCAGAGCGAGCAGTCGCGCCCATAGAAGGAATATAGGTGTCAAGTATGCTAAATGTAGCCGCAGAAGTTAAAGCAATCAATATAATTTCCTCAATGTTCAAAGAACGTTTAGGAATAGCATAAGCAGCAATAGCTACCATTAAACCTTCAACAAGGTACTTAATGATTCTCTTAACAAGTTCGCCAACGTTAATAAGTCCGTTCATTTATATTAAATAATAAGAAAAAAAATATATATTGCGATTAAAACTTAAAAATAAATACTTATTTTATTTTAAATGAAACATTCTAAAGAAAAGAATTCTAAAAAATCGGGTTTTGAGAGAAAAGATGTTAATGGTAAAGTTAATCCTAAATATGTTGACTTGTTAGAGGAAGATAAGCCTATTGCCGGTCAAAAATTCGTTTGTGTGTCATTTTGTTCTCCAGATAAAATTCTAAAGGAAAAACAAATCTTCTTTTTTGAAGAATTCCTAAAGAAGTGGGAATTTAATAAATCAATGGAAAAATTTGTTCAGTTCCTTAATTTTGTTTCATACAAATATAATATTTCATTTGATGATGTATCGAATGATTTTAAAGATTTTGTAAAAGAAGAAAGAGAAAATCTTATTAGTTCTAGCATGGATGATGATTTTAAAACTTTTATCGATAATAATGAAGAAGAGCTACAAAAACGATATGATGTTGCTCATAACTTTCAAACGAATACTAGAGGGTTAAAAATTCGCGGTTCATATCCTACTCAAGAAGAAGCCGAGTTAAGATGCAAAATGTTAAGAGAAATTGACCCTAATCATGACGTTTATGTGGGTCCTGTTGGCATGTGGATGCCTTGGGACCCTGAAGCTTATAAGACTGGTCGTGTTGAGTATATGGAAGAAGAACTTAATCAATTAATGAGTGAAAAGAGTAAGAACGAAACTAATGCCAAGTCTGCGTTTGAACAACGTGTTAAGGAATCTAAACAAAAGGCAATTGATGAAAATATTAAGAATGCCGAAAAATCTGGTAACGCATTAACTCAAACCATTGATGAAGATGGTAACTTAATCGGAGTTAACAATGTTAACACTCAAGAACAAACATTTAAGGGACAGGAAAATATTTCTACTGCTGATATCTGTATGGAGTTATTCGAAGGCGAAAATATTGTTGTTGGAAAGACCGACAATGGTCAAAGTCAATTAATTAGTGGTCCTTTTGCCAAAAAAGATTCATTGAAACAAGTAGATTAAATTAATTACACTCATAATTACTTAAAGCAAAACAAATAATATAACTATTATGAAAATTTGTTATATTATTTCTACATGTGATAAATATCTTCAAACAAGAGTAAAATATCAAATGGATATTATGCTTAAAAATGTAAATAAAGATGATATTTATTATCTTACATCTAAACCTGACGTTGAAAATAGACAATTTGGATGGTATTCTATGGATGATACACAAAATATAACGTGGAAATATATTCATTTTATTTATCATATGAACATTCCTGATTATGATTGGTATATATTAATTGACGATGACACGTTCGTTTTTGAAAAAAGACTTCGAAATTTATTAACAAAATATAACTCTAGTGAAAATTATTATATTGGTAAAGAGGTAGACCATATTAAACGGGAGTTTTGTTCTTATATGTCAGGCGGAGCTGGTTACGCATTGTCTAAATCTTTGTATTCTTATATTACTGAATACGTTAGAAAAATTGGGAAAAATGAAGCATATTCGCCACTAATTAATTTACAAAATCAGTGGTGCGACGATTTATGTATTGGAATATGGATTCAAGAAATTGCTAAAACAAATAAGATTAACCAAATCAATAATAATCTTTTCCATTTAGCTGAACACGAAAATGAATATCAGTTAACTGATGCTATCACATTTCATAAAGTTATAACAAAAGAACAATATGATTTTTACACATCTATAGCAGATAAGGATACAATTATAGAGAAAAATGAATTTCAATCTCAATCTGTTGTATCACAAAATAATAGTGATACTGTTTTTACATTGGTAACAGATTTAAATTATTTTGATAAAGCTAGAAGAACTATAATTGATTTAAGAACTAAAGGTAATTGGCACGGAGATATTGTTTTGATTACTATCGATTTTCATTTGAATACAAATTTTAAAGATTTTTATAATGTTACTGAAAAAAAATTTCCAAATATAGACAAATCACAACTGCTTACTAAAATAGGTATAAATGGATTTGTTGATACAACAGATAAGAGAGAAATTAATAAATTGAATCAATGGGAAAAACTACATGTATTCGACGATTATTTTTCCAAATGGTCACGGGTTGTATTTTTAGATGCTGGGTTGCGTTTATTAGACGACATTAAATATCTACTTGAGATTGATTATAAAAATAAAATTTTGGCACCAAAAGATGGTAATCTTTATATTGATCAATCATTTAATTGTCAAATAAGTTATGATAACCCAGAACTAATCGAGTCATTAAAATCTGAATATGGCGAACAAATCTTAAAATCAAATTATATGCTCAATTGTATCTGGATTTATGATACAAATATTCTTAAATTATGTGATAAAAATCAGCTTATTGAAGCTATGAATAAATATACATTTTGTAAAACAAATGAAATGGGAATAATGAATATATTATTCCATTTTAAATATAATTTATGGGAAAGATTACCAGTTAAATCGTCTAGTGGAAAATTTCTTTTTGATTGGTGCGAATTAAATAATCCTAATACAATTTGGAGAGACTATTGTTATATTAAATATCCTGTAACAATTTCATTTGATGATTGTTAAAAAATTTGATTCTGATTTATTATTAAAAATACATTAAATAATAAATTAATAATTATTCTGTAGCATAATAATAATCATGAACTATAGTTTTGTTTTTCACACATCTACTCATCTTGGCAGCAGAAATACCTTCTAGTTCGGCTGCCTTCGCTATTGTGTCCCATGTTGCTAGCAAAATATTAGTATTTGTTTCTCTCTTATACACTTTTTTACCAGTTGATGAAATAAGTTTTGGTTTATACTCATTTTGTTTTATAGACACACCATAATAACCTTCATTATTTCCTTCATCCGTCCATACGGTTGCTTTAAGAGCGTAAGGAGATTCGTTTAAATATTCTTTAATTTCTTTCATGTCATTCTCAGACAATTCTTTGTTAACTGAAATTTTCCATTTTTGATATTCTCTCAATAAAACTGAATTTAGAACCTTTCCACAATCAGAAAACTGACAAGATTGAAAAATAAATGTTTCTACTGGTGAATTTTCTTTAGATTTTTTATATTCAACAGGTTTTAATTTAATACCTAAGTATCCATGATTTCTTTCAATCCTTTTTGGTTTAAATCTTGTATCCAAATAATTTTTTAAGGCATGGAATACTTCTTTTGAAGGTTTAACTTGACTCCATAAACGATATCTTCCTTCAATGTTTACTGACAATTCTTCAACATCTGTTCTAACAATACATATTTCATTAACAAAATCATTAAATCTTTTATTAACATCATCTTCAGGCAATAATATATTTTGATAAACAGATTGATTCTCAATATTAACAGAATTAATTATTTTTTCATTATTTTCTAGTAACTCATTTAACTCATTAATTTTAAGATTTTTTTCAATAATCATCGCTTCTTGACTTTTATTTTTTTCTCTCAATTCCCTATTTTCATTTTCTAATTCTTCATTTTGTTTCATCAATCTATTAAAATTATCTATGCTATACGTTTTAGAATGTATAATATCTTTGATGTGTTTAGTTAATTTATCAATAGTAAAATTTGTAGCATCATAAGCAATAATTTCTGTTTTATTTTTATTGTTTATTTCGATAGTTCGAATCTGACGCTTAATTTTAGGATATGTTTTTATTAGATTTTCAATCTCTACTTTATTTTGAACTCTAAACGCCTCTACCAACACAAAGTTGTTGTATTTTTTACGATGATCTTGTATTCTTGTTGCTAGGTCATTTGTGTGACCGAATTTTATTAATTTTTCTCCAGATTCATTTGTATTATCAATTGTTCCAAAATATATACATTCTGTATTTAATGGAAAGTGGATAATTGTTGCTTGCTCTACGGCTCTTTGTTTTTCTTTTTTGGAACTTTTAAGCGCTTTATCTTTTTCCAAAATAATATTTTCTTTTTGCTCCAATTGAAGTCTTAATTCATCCGTTTCTTCTTCTACAATTTGATGTAAAACTTCTTCCATTTTCATATAATATTCGTGAATTTCACTCGCCTTTTTGGTTTGAGCTTTCAAACATAATGATTTAAAACATTTAATTGTTAAAAATATTTTTTTTATATTTTGTCCTCCATTTTGTTTTATATGTTTTATAGCAGTATCTTGCTTATCCTTAAAGTTAAGCGGTTTTTCTTCAGAAACTGCTCCTCCAACTTGAGGAGCAAGATTTTTATAATCTATATCTAATTTAAAATTTTTTTCTAATAAAATTTCACTCTTTTGTTTAGTAGAAAATCCTAACCATTTCCATATATCATCTAAATCAATTACAAAATCTATATTTTTATCATAATTTAAATAACAATAAAAACTACTTACAAATAATTGTTGTTCAAAACCAGTAAAATTATCTTTGATTTTATTTATTAATTTGTTATTATAAGCCTTTGACAGTTTAGATATTGGATTTTTCTCTATCAATTCTACGATATTTAGTTCTTGCATCTTATTATATACTTTATAATAGGATACTCTTTAAGTTATCATTCTTGCTTATATATTTTGAAAGCGGTTTTATAAAAGCAATGTTTTCTATTACCATTTAGTTGTTTTTTTAACACTAATCTTAGGTCCAGCACCTCTTTTCTTATTTTTCGTAGGATCATATTGCTCTTCTTCATCTTCATCTTTCATTCCTTTTGATAATTCCCAGAATTCTTTTGAACCTAGTCTAAAATCGCCATGATTATCGGCTTTATACCAAAATACTTGGTCGTGTAATTTGTTCGATTTCGAGTTGTTATTAATTACCAAGCACTCATAATTTTCGGTACATTGATCCATCACCTGACAAAAGCTCTCAAATGTTGGAAACATACCAGCATAGTTTTCATAAATACGCTTCCTGTTCGCAATGTAATTTTCTCTCAAAATAAAAACATAATCTATGTTGGTTCTCAGTGTGGGAGGAATGCCTAAAGGATATTGCATTGTGATGACTAACATGACCTTCCAATGTCTTCCGTTCATAAAAAGTAATCGCATCATTTTATCGCGAGTCCATGTAGCATCATATAAACAATCGTCCAAAATTACAAATGCCCTCGGGTCTATATTGCTGCGTTTATATGTTTCCATTTCTTGTTTAACTTGTTTTAACACGGTGCGTTGTCTCTTTAAAATATTTTCAATAATAGCTGTATTATATTCATTATGTATGAATAATCTTGGTACCATTTTACCATAGAAACCGTTACCTTCTTCTGTTCCAGAAATAACAGTTCCGATTGGTATTTCTTGTTGATAATAAAGTAAATCTCTTACCAAGAAAGTTTTACCAGTATCTCTCTTTCCAATTAAAACTACAACAGGTCCTTTGTTTTCATTTGGTTTAAAGCTAATATTTTTCATATCAAATTTTTTAAGTTCTAAGGTCATTGTTATTTAAAATATAAATTAAATTTTAATGTTTTTTACGCAATAAGAGCTAATAATATAGTTTTCACTTAATAATAAGTTAAAACTATATATAATTTATATATTAATTAGCTAAAGAATGTTTAACGTGAATTATCAAAAACGGAAAAATCTTGAACTTTTTAAATCTTTAGAAAACTCCAAAACCATGTTTCTCTCAAATGCACAAAACTATATTCCTATTTATAATAAATTCTTTACCTTAAATGATAGCAATTATAATAGTATTAATCTAAATAACAAATGGTTTATTTCAAATGTTATTCAAGGAGACGAACATGATTTTCGTGTAGTAAATTGTAGACTTAAAAATATACAAAATTCAAAAGCAAAAGCAAAAGCAAAAGATAAAGATGTTTTTTTTAAGATGGCACCTTTATTAGATCCATTTAAATATTTAATTGGAAAGTATAATGTAAATGATAAAAAATTGTTTACCTTACCAAAAATTAATTCAACCGAATTAGATTGTCATTCAAAATTTATTGACCAAAATAATTCAGCATATGTTGATGGGATGTTTGTATTCTTATCTAGTAATTTAATTTATACACATGGGTTCACACACGGAGTTGATTATTATGGTTCATTTTTAGGAATTAAAAACGATTTTATTTTAAATGTTTTTGATGATATTGATTATTTAAATGGTTCTGATTACTTTAATAAAAATAAAAATGTCTTATTTAAAGTTGACGATTATCAACATTTATTTCAGGATGAAAATCAAAAACTAATACCTATTACAATTCAACATAATTCAAGTGCTAAATCGCAAATATCAATTAAATCTTTTGATAATGAAATGTTTGAAAATGTATTTGATGAAAAGATTGTAAATATTTCTGATTTACAATGCGATTTGATAGATATAACTGATATGAATCTTTTGGAACAAAAAGAAACGAATCAACAAGTTACGTTAAAATCAAATTCAACTTGTTCGTCCCGCTCATCATATACTGATAATGATGAACATACAGTTTGCGATGATTGTGGCGAAATTGAAAATTTAGATTGCAATAACCATGAAAATGTTTTGAAAGAAGATAATGGCGAACATGAACAATATGAAAATGATGAGGATGATGAGGATGATGAGGATGATGATGAGGATGAGGATGATGAGGATGATGAGGATGATGAGAATGATGAGGATGAGGATGAAACAATAAATGTAACTATTCCAAAATTTCCAGTTCAAGTTATTGGTATGGAATTTTGTGAAAATACATTTGACGAGTTAATTTTAAATAATGATTTATCAAAAGAAGAATGGTATTCAGCATTCATTCAGATTATTATGATTTTAATTACATATCAAAAAGCATTTAACTTTACACATAATGATTTACATACTAACAATGTTATGTATAACAAAACAGATAAAAAGTATATCTATTATTGTTATAAAAATAAGTACTATAAGGTTCCTACATTTGGTCGTATATTCAAAATTATTGATTTTGGAAGAAGTATATATAAATTTGATGGTAAATTGTTTTGTAGTGATAGTTTTCAAGCAGGCGGCGATGCTGCTACCCAATATAATACAGAACCTTACTTAAATGATAAAAAGCCTAGATTAGAACCAAATTATAGCTTCGATTTATGTCGTCTTGCTTGTTCAATATTTGATTATGTAGTTGAGGATTTTGACGAAATTAAAGATTTAAGTAAATGTACTGACCCTGTTAAACGTTTAATAGTTGAATGGTGTTTAGATGACAAAGGAGTAAATATGTTATATAAAGGAAATGGAATAGATAGATATCCTGACTTTAAATTATATAAAATGATAGCAAGATGTGTTCATAATCATACTCCTCAGGCACAATTAGAGAGACCTGAATTTAATGCTTATTCTAGTTTTAAAGGTGAAGTACCAGGAGATGTAATAAATATAGATAATATTCCTTGTTACATTTAATTATAACTTCATAATACATTTATAACTTCATAATACATTTATAACTTCATAATACATTTATAACTTCATAATACATTTATAACTTCATAATACAATTTTATATGTATATTATGAATAAATTTTGTTTTTATTATACTAACTTAAAAAAAGACACTACTGTAATGTCGACGACCCTACATAATGTAGGGAAAATCTGGAAATTTTGAAAAAAGTCGCAAAAAATGTTCCTCCATATGTAGTATCGATATATGCAATTTTTTCGAGAAAGTTTTTTTGGATTTTCAATTTTGGACATTTATTTTTGTCCATTTTTGAAAATCTTGGATATTTTATGGAAAAATATAATTTTGTGACCATAATTAAAAATTAGCGTCTCATCACCAAAAAAATAATTTTCAATTTGTTACGATAAATTTTAAAATTAAAACTTAAAAAAATCTTCTGTTTCTATTGTATGGAAACATTAGGAAACAAAAATCAGCAAAAATCAGCGCAAAATTTTTATTGTAAAAGTTGTAACTATAATACGAGCAGAAAATGTAATTTTGACGACCATAATTTGTCAGCAAAACACAAAAAAACATTGGAAGGAAACGTTTTGGAAACTTTTATAAGCGAAAATCAGCGAAAATCAGCGATTTGTAATTTTTCATGCGAAAAATGTAATAAAGAATTTAAAACTCGTTCTGGATTATGGAAACATAATAAAATATGTATTTGTGAAAATAATAAAATAGAAAATACTGTAGATAAAAAAGATGAATTAATTGATTATCTTATGAAAGAAAATAAAGAAATTAAAGAATTGATATTGGAATTAGCTAAGAAGGATTCGTATAATAATTGTAATAATACGGTTAATTCTCATAATAAAGCATTTAACCTAAATTTCTTTTTAAATGAAACATGTAAAGATGCTATGAATATTATGGATTTTGTTGATTCAATTAAACTTCAGTTATCTGATCTAGAAAAAGTTGGGGAACTAGGTTATGTTCAAGGAATATCTAACATAATAACTAAAAATCTCAAAGAATTAGATGTTACACAAAGACCGGTTCATTGTACAGATAAAAAGAGAGAAACAATTTATATTAAAGATGAAGATAAATGGGAAAAGGAGGATGAAGATAAAAAAAAATTACGTAAAGTAATAAGAAGAGTTGCTTTTAAGAACCAACGTTTGTTACCAGAATTTAAAAAGGAACACCCAGATTGTGGTAAGTATAATTCAAAGTTTTCTGACCAATATAATAAAATAGTAGTCGAATCAATGGGAGGACCAGGAGATAACGAATTCGAAAAAGAGGAAAAAATCATAAAAAATATTTCAAAAAATATAATTGTTGATAAATAAATTTAAAATTATTACTAAATTTATTTATATAAATTATTCACTATAGATATTTTAAGTGTTTCATCGGTTACACTTAAATCAGACAAACGTTTTAATAATGAGTTTCTCTCTTTTACTAATAATTCATCTGGTAGTATTCCAGGAAATCTTTGTTTTTGTAATCCTCTATTCATAACTAAAATTGCGCGTTTAAATTTATCAAGAATTCTTTCACAATCTATAATAGTTATTCTTTCATAACCTTCTTCTGTTATCGGTTTTCTCTCTTCCAACAGATTTTTAAACTGAAAATATTTTGTATAATAATAAATTTTTTCATTTAAGAGAGAACCAATATTTGGACATCTGAATAGTAGTTTTTCATTTAATTCTGATATGAAAAATGGAAAATCAATTGAATTCTCAAAATATGGTTTAATATTTAGTGGAGTTTCTTTAAAATCTATATCTGAAAACTGCCTAAAATCATCTACCATTATACGTCTTCTAAAGTCTTGTTTTTTAATAACTTTTAAATAACTAAGTTTAAAAATAAATGGATTTGCTCTAGCATTTAAAGGATTTGGAACTTGAACAGAAACAGAGTATTGTGTTTCTGGTGTATTTAAAAACCATCTTACTAAATAAGATAAATGTCCTGCTAAATTTTTTACATTTGCCTCTACATATGGTATACTTGTATCAGGCATAATCAAAACATCAATATCTTCAGATTTATACATAGATGATTCTGGCATTCCAGCCAATACAAGTTGTATAGCCTTTCCACCTTTAAATATAGGTTTATAATCTTGTCCAATCATTTTGTTTAAAATTATTCCAAAAACAATTAAAGCAGCACATAATACAATATTATAATGAGAGAAATCTATATCTTGGTCACGACTGTACAAACCAAATGATTCATAAAAATCATTTTTTGTTGGAGTAAAATATGTTGGAATTAATGATTGATTTATTTTACAAACACTCCATAATTGAGTGACTTCTGAATTTTGTATGGGTATATTTCCATCAGAATTCATCATTTCATTAATTTTTGTTCTTATAGAAAGCATTTCATTTTCTCCAAAAATTGGTTTCCAAAATTCTGGTTCAACTTCTGGATTATATCCAGAATCAGAAGGTAATTCAGTTGGTAATGTTAATTTAACAATATGTTTAGAATGTGTAGGTTCAATTATTGCGTTAATTTCTTCATCTTTTATTAGATTTTCCATTTCTGATTTTTGTGCTTCTAGTAATAATTTGACATTAGCGCCTTTTTCAAGTAAATATTTAACTAACCCTGTATCTTCTAATTTTATTGCTGATGATAATGCTGAAATATTATTTTTATAACTAACAAGATTAATATTACCTTTATTATCTATAAAATTTTTAACAAATGCTTTTCTTACAATAAAATCATCAATATTATCAAAAATAATAACTAATAATGGAACGAAGCCTATCAATGGGGTATTTTTTTTATTATAATTATATTTATTGATAGGAATTGTGTTTGTTGTTATAGGAATTAGTGTATTTATACCAATTTGATTACTTTTAAATCCATTTTTAAAGATTTCAACGACTTTTTTAACTCTTTCCATGTCTCCTGCTTTAACCGCGTATTGTAGTTTTTTAAAAGAATTTATAAACATATTTCTAAATTCATCCTTAATGATTTTTTCATTTCTTTCTTTTTCTCCACCACCTCTTAAACGTCGTCTAGTTTTTTTATTTCTATTATTATTATGCGTTTTTTTAATTTGTTTTCCAAATAATTTGCGTGTTTTGATTCTTTTCATTATATTATAAGATGATAAAAAGAATTAATTTAGATCGAAGATACATTGGTTAAAATCCAGGATTATCGGTAAATACTGGAGTAATATTTGAAGCACTTGAACCTCCTTTGATCATTGGATTAATTTGCCCAATTATAAAATCACCAAAAACAACACTAAAATAAACGAGTAAAGAATCTCTAATTAATAATTTTAATGGTTTTGTTTCCTTTTCAATAAATCTCATTTCAATAAATTTTGAAATGAAAAATACTACTGAAATAATAGCAGCAATTATAAATATATTATCCATTTAAAATAATAATTGGATATTCTTATTTATTATTTTACGCAAATTAATCTAAAATTTCAATGTCATCAATTAACAAATCAGGTAACAATTCTAATTTAGGTTCTTCAATATTATGAACATCTAATGTATCTAAATTAAAGTCTTGGTCTGATATTTTAAGTTTTACATTATCGTCTTCTTCCTCCTCCTCAATTTTTCTTTGTTGATTTCTAAGTTGACTAATTTCTTCTAAACGTTCAATAGATTTTGGAGCAATAACATTTGTTACACTTCCATCATCCGTTTTAACATAATCAATATCATTAAAACTTAATTCAGAACTTTTAAGTGGTGAACCGCCAACTACAACATTTGGATTATCAACTGGATTATCATGTGGATTATCATGTGGATTATCAATAGGTTTTCTAATAGGTTCTTCAATAATTTGTTCTTTAACTTCTTCAATAACATCTTCTTCAATGGTCTCGTCCATATAAGCCTTTAATATTGACTCAACTGGAATACTTTCTCTTAAAGTATTTAATATACATTCTTGAACAATAATCTCTATTTCTCTATAGTGTTTTTGTATTGTTAAAGGAGCTATATTTGTTTCAAACAAATATACATTTTTATATACTTTTCTAGCTACATTGATGTATGTTTTGTGAATAAAATCATCTAACTTTGGTATATTAATATCTATCTTCTTTTGTTTCTGTCCAACCCGCATAGCAGTTAAAATTTTAAGCTGAATAATATGAACACATGTAACTAAATCTTCTAAATAATTGCAACCAGATTTGTCGCATATTCTTTTTCTCTCGGTTTCAATAATTTGAACATTCCATTTTGGTATTCTTGAAATCAAATTTTGAAATGTCATTAAGTATTTATCCATCTCACCATTTTCCTTACACAGATTAATAGATTCATCTAAAATTGACTTATAACCATCAATAATTAATGGTGTTAAAATTGTAACTAAACGGGATCCCCATTCATTTTTGGATTCATGAAGCGCACTAACATTAAAGTCATCCATTTACATAAAACTTATATTTTCTAAAGATAGTTCTGAACTTAAAAAGACAAAATTTAGAATAAATAACATTAATAATTTTTCATTTCTTAATTCTTTTCTTACACGATTAAAGCATATAAGTAGCTCGTAACGTTTTTCAATTGATAAATCTAAAAACTTGGTATTTTCTAATAAATTAATAATATCCAATGCTGAATATGCTTTTTCATAAAGTTTTGTACATAATACCATGAGGTCTTCTAAATTTATTTCTTTATTAAAATATTTGGTTAATTCTTTTTTTAACCATTCAAGTTTGTGTTCTTTTACATCACTTAAATTAAAAACATTATTTAAATTATATTGGTATAGATTAATTATTTTACCATTAATAACTGGTTCTGGAATATAAATTTCACAGAATCTTGACAAAATAGGTTTCATTAAATTATATTTATCTTCAGCAACAATAAAAAAACGTGTATTATGACTAAATAATTCAATACATCTTCGTAATGCTGATTGAGCATCTAGTGTTAATTTATCTCCGTTCAATAATACAACACTTTTGAATGTATTTCCGCTATTTGAATTTATATGAGTTTTTGCGAAAAATTTAAGTTCTTCTCTAATAAATTTAATACCTTTACAATGTGAACAATTAACATACATAACAAATGATTTTATTATATCTCTCTTATTGTCATAAATTTTATGAATAAATTCATTTACAAGTGTTCTCTTACCACTACCTGTTGGACCATGGAATAATATATTAGGTATTTTATGCATTTCATGAAAGTAATTTAATTTATTTTTTATAGATTGATGTATGTCAAGCATTTAGTGTCTACTATATTTTAAAAAGCGTTTTTATATATTAATACAACGCAATAATATATAAAAATCTATAAAAATATAAAAATCTATAAAAATATAAAAATCTATAAAAATCTATAATTATTAATTAATAATAACGTTGTTTATACTCTTAGCAATTTATACAGAATTTGTTAAAGAATGAGTATAAGGATTATTTTTAAAGGCATTTAAAATATCGGGTTGAATACGGTCACAACCAGCACATTCATTATAATATTGAGGTGTTCTAATTGCGCCATATGTTTGAACAGATGGAGGTAATCCAGATAAACTAGAATAAGCAGGATTAACTCTACCATCTAAACGATCACTATCGGCTTTAATAGTACTCAAGTGCATTTGTTGATTAAAAATTTGAGTTCCACCTTGGTTTGGTCTATTGACAATAGTTTGAGACTTAATATCATTATTATGTTGACGATAAGCAGCATCATAACTCATGTCTCCAAAACCTGTAGCATAACCACCAGCAGCTGTATAATATTCACAACTAGTTGTATCTCTTTGTGTTGGTAGTCCAGGCATAGCATTATTAACATACATGCCTTCTTTTTGATTATTAATATTAAAGTTAACTGCATGTAAATTGGTTTCTTTGACTGTCGTAGGAGTACTATCTTGAGGGTTATAAACTGGTCCCTTAACCATAGATGAAGTTCCCGCATCACCATAAACACGAACATTATTAATGGTTTCATCTTTACGTGTTGCTCTAAACATATCCATTATTGGAGCAACCACCGCGCCAATTGCGCCGCTAAATCCACTTCTAAATGTTTCAGGTTGCTTAACAGTACTTCGGTTATTTTCGTAATTAGTATGACTACGTAAAAAATTGTCAGTATCAGCACAATCACCTCGTCCTACAGCTCTCGAGTGATTAACCCCTCCTTGAATAACTTCATGGCGCTTAGACGGTTCAAAGTTTTGTGGAGCAGTAGCTGCTTTTACGTCAATTGAACCAGCAGGTCCCATATATTCACTAGCAATATCGTTACGTCTCAAAACACCCATTTCTTGAATTGGTCGCAATGTTTCTCCTTTCTCGGCACCAGTTGTTGTTAACCAACGGTCTTGCGTATTGATAAAATATGTATCAGGCCTTTGTTTTTCTACACGTCCAATCATTTGAGCAGTTGGCGCAGTTTTAATAAAAGAATTCGCCGGACCTTCATGATTAATTAATTCATATTCCAATTTAGGATTTGTATCAACTCTTAATTGGTCAACAGTCTTTGGTAACCATTTATCACGAGCTTCCATACCAGAATTATAACCATTGTTACCATTAATTCCGTAACCTTTATCTAAACCAGGACCAACCATTACACTCTCAAATGGTTTGACATTATTGTTTTTTATAGCAGGATTAACTCGTGATTGATAAAAATCACTTTGGTTAGGCATTCCATAAGCCCATTGCATATTTTGTTCGGGTTTGAAAAGAGGCGCTTGTTCAATTTTTTTTATTGTTTGAGAACCAGAACCAATCATGTTATCTAAAACGGATTCATTAATATTCATATCATAGGTTCTACCTTTTACTTTACCACCATTAAAAGGAACCATATTATTATGTTTAAATTGGTGAGAATCTAAATAATCTCCAGTTAATGAATAAATTTCTTGAGGATTTTGATTTACAGTAACATGGTTTCTAACCTTTTGTTGATATAAATTTTGATTAAAATATTTATCTGTAGCAGCATTTGGGTTAGGATATTCTTGAACAGTATCAACTAATTGATTTATATTGGTAACAGGAAAATTTTGGGGAGGAATATTTGTGTTTGGCAAGTAGTTATCAGTTTTGACACCTAAGTTGCTTGTAATTCCCATATTGGTAAAATTTTCTTTTTGTCTGATTGATTGTCTTATTTCTTTTTTAGAGCAATTTTCATTTGATTGATTTGATACCACATACATACCACCTAATGCTATTAAAGGGATTGCTATTTCCATATTTATATATATAGAGTATTATATTTTTATTCACATATAATAATCTAAAACCACTTTTAAAAAGTTAAAGAAAATAATTTTTATTTACTTATTTTGTTACACTTTTTCTAAAAGGGATTTGTTGACAAGAATTTGTTTGTTGACATGTTGTAGGACCTCCTACATAACCACCACTAATTAAATTATAACTAGATGGTAAATAATTTTTGGTTTCATTTATAACACAATCTCTCTTTGGGGTAAAATAATCTTTTTCTAAAATTCTTGTACTCAGGTTATTTTGAAAAGGCATACATACATTCACTTGAGGATTCAAGGGAGGATATTGCCAATCTACTTGTTCTAAATCACGATACCACCATGCTGGATTTGTTGCTCTTGATTGTTCAGTAAATAAATTATTACATGTTGGATATTGAATAGCTTCATTTGGAACATTGTAGCTTTTATAATTATCTTTTCCTAAACAATCTTTACCCAATTGCCTGTTAACACCTCTCAAATCACTTTCTAAATTAATTGTATTCGTTCTTAAATTACCTCCCCATTTTTGTATAATAATTTGGGGGTCTTCCATATAACAAGGATTGGAACCATTTCCAGGAACATTTAATATCCATCTACCTGGGTCTGTAGATTGTTGTAATGCCTTTTTTGTTCTACAATCGTCATATTTAAATCGCGTACTAGCCATTTTATATTTATATGATATATTTATTTAATAATTAATAATTTAAAAAATTAATACTATATAAATTATAAATGGAATTAGGATTAAATAAAAATACTCCAACTTTATGTCTAAATATGATTGTTAAAAATGAAAGCAAAATTATTACCAGATTATTTGATTCAGTTTTCTCTATAATTGATTGCTATTGTATATGTGATACAGGTTCTACAGATAATACTGTAAGTTTAATTACTGAATATTTTAATAAAAAGGGAATTCCTGGAAAAGTTGTTGTTGAACCATTTAAAAACTTTTGTCATAATAGAAATTTTGCTTTACAATCCTGTTTAGGTATGTCTGATTATATATTATTACTAGACGCTGATATGGTCCTTGAAATGAAAAATTTTAAAAAAGAAATGTTACATTCTGCTCAAAGTTATCATATTCTTCAAGGAAATGATTCATTTTATTATCAAAATATGAGAATTGTTAAAAATAACGGTCTTTACAAATATGTTGGAGTAACTCATGAATATATTGATACTCCAGATGGAAATACAACAGGAGGATTTAAAAAAGATGAATTATTTATAAGAGATATTGGTGATGGAGGAGCAAAGCATGATAAATTTGAGAGAGATATAAGATTACTTCTTGATGGTATTACAGAAGAACCTAATAATGTAAGATATTATTTTTACCTAGCCAATAGTTATCATGATTCTGGAAGATTTGCTGAAGCAATTAATGTATATAAAAAACGTATTCAATTAGGTGGTTGGATTGAAGAAGTTTGGTATAGTCATTATAGAATCGGTTTGTGTTTTAAAAATATGGGAAACATGGACGATGCGATTAGGTTTTGGTTAGAAGGTTTTAATTACTATCCAGAACGATTAGAAGGTATGTATGAGATACTTCGACATTATAGAATACATTTTAAACCTCAACTTGGAGACATGATTTACCAAAAAGCTAAAAAAATATTAGATATGAAGAAAAATAGAGATAACTACTTATTTTTACATAATGATGTTTATACAGATAAGATTTATTATGAGTATACCATTATCGCTTCTTATTTAGGCGTTAAAAACATTAATAATGAAGTAATAGAAGTTCTTAATAATTCACTAACTGATGGTGATTGTAATAATTTATTAAGTAATATGAAATTTTATAAAGATGTTTTAACGCCTATTTCTAGAATTATTCTTGATAATACAACAGTGTTAAATGTTAATAATGAAGATGTTAAGTTTGTTTCATCGTCTAGTTGTTTAATTCCTAATATTAATAAAAAAGGATATCAAATGAATATTAGATATGTTAATTATCATATTACTGATGGAGGCAGTTATTTAAACTGTGATAAACATATTATATCAGTCAATAAATATGTAGAGATTGATAAAGATTTTAATATATTAAATGAAAAATTGTTTGATTTAAATTTTGAAGATAGAAGATATATTGGAATTGAAGATGTTAGAATATTTAATGATGTTGAAACAAATGATTTACTATTTATCGGAACAGGGTATCATAAGAATGACAAAATTGGCATTGTAACAGACAAATATGATATTGAAAATTTTAAAATGAACGCAAGGGAACTAACACAAGATTTTAATAACTCTAGTTGTGAAAAAAATTGGGTATTTATTGATTATAATGGCTCAACACATATTGTATATGATTGGAATCCTCTTAACATTTGTAAAATAAATAATGAAAATAATAAACTTGAAAAAGTAGCAAAGAGAGAAACCCCTAGAATTTTCTCAAGAATTAGAGGTTCAACGTGTGGATTTAAATACTCTAAAAAAATCGATGAGATTAAAAACGGCAATATTACAATTGATATTGAAGAAAGTGAAATTTGGTTTGTTGGTCATATTGTTTCTTACGAATCACCAAGACATTATTATCATGTAATTTCTGTTTTTGATTCGCACATGAATTTACTAAGATATTCAGCTCCATTTAAATTTGAAGGAGACCCCATTGAGTATTGTTTAAGTATTGTTGTAGAAGACGAAAGAGTCCTTATCAATTATAGTACATGGGATAGAACTACGCGAATTGGAGTTTACGATAAAAAATATATAGATTCAATTGTAAAATATAAATAAACTTATATTATGAAATATAAATAATTTAAACGCATTATTATTTATATTTTAATGACAAATAACGTAACATTCGTAACATCGTATTTAAAAATTTATGAATCTGAATATGATGAAACCAAAACATTTGAAAAAAGATTGGAATTATTTATGAAAGTTGTCGAGCTAAATATAAATATATGTTTGTTTATTAGCCCTGAATATAAAGATACATTTGAACAAATATCTAATAAATATACAAATTTAAATATTGTTGAGATTCTTTCTATTGAAGACCTAGAATTTACCAAACTTGGTAATAAAAATGCCGATTTATTAGTTTTACCAGAGAAAAGAAGTCACATAAAAGATCATATAAATTACATGTTTCTTATGAACTCAAAAACCGAATTTATAAAAAAAACTATAAATGTTAATCCGTTTAATAGTGATTTTTTTTGTTGGTTTGATTTTAGTTTACCATATATATTTAAAAATTTTGAAAGTAGCCTTCTTAAAATTAAAAAGTATTCTGAGACTAACTTTATTTCTGAACCATTTATTGCTATGCCAGGATGTTGGAATTTTAAAGTTGGGAACAAAGATGTTTTAAAAGACACAATTTGTTGGAGATTTTGTGGTGGGTTTTTTATTGGAGACAAAAATAGTTTATCATCGTTTTACGACGTTAGCATATCTCATTTTGAAGAATTTTTAAGGTTAACAGAAAAGTTGATTTGGGAAGTGAATTATTGGGCTTGGCTTGAAGCGTGCGGATATATATCACCAATATGGTATCTTGCGGATCATAATGATACCATTATAAATATTCCAAATCAAGTCATAAAAAAATATACACAAATTTCAAATGATTGTAGTATATGTAAATATAATTATCCTGATTTTAATGAAGATGATAAATTTTATCCATCATCAGGGTCATATATTTATGATAAAATTAATAATAAACATATTTTAAATACGCGTTATGTAAATTATTATTATTTGGATAACTGGGAATGCGTTTTTCATAATAATATAAGACAAATCAAAACGTTAAATGTTAAATCCGAATTAAATAAAAATTTTTGTGAAGAACCAATTACATATGATATTGTTAATGTCGATGATTCTAATTTTAATTCTAATCCTAACTCTATGTCACTTGGTCTAGAAGATATTAGATTGTATGATGATAATGGGTCTATAAAATTTATAGCAACTAATATAAATTATATACCATGCGGTCATAATAGAATGATAATTGGTGATTATGATTATGAAAATAATATTTGTAAAAATTTAACCATTATAAATATGACATGGGAATCGCATTGTGAGAAAAATTGGGCGCCGTTACCTAGTTATTTTAATAATAAAAAATTATTCATTTATAAGTGGTCACCTTATTCGGTTGGGTTTGTGAATTTAGAAAACAATTTTGAATTACATATTCAAAAACAGTATGAAAATGAAATTCTAAATAAATTTAGAGGCTCTACTCCTTTTATCGATTATAACGAAGAATATTATGTTGGATTAGTTCATTATAGTGTTCCAGCTGTTCCTCCTGTATATTATAATTCACTTGTATTAATAGATAGAGTCACTAATTTACCTGCTTATTACAGCGAGCCATTTAAATTTTCAAAATATCCAATTGAATTTTGTATTGGTTTTACAATGGAAGACACTAAATATACATTTTGGGTATCACAAATGGATCGAGAGCCTATTTGTTTTAATATAAATATGAATACAATTCCTATTATAAATAAGGTCTAAGTTTATTTGTTTTGCGTTTACAACATCTTTGGTGTCCTAAATATTGACTATAATTTGGATAATAAATTGACATTATATATTATTTATAATTTATAAAAAATAACATTATATTAAACCAATTTTAATAAATAAATGTAATTGACGAGTTGGGTGTTAATACGACACCATAGTATATAGAATATATTGCTAACTTATTTGATTTGCTTATCAGTATGTAGCTTTTTCTTTTCAGTTGATATTGGTATATCATAATAAGATGTGTAATTGTTGTTACACATCTATTCCAAAGACATTCTTATAATCTTTAACAGTTAAATCAACCCAAACCACTTGGCTTAACATATACTATAATAAGATAATAATTATTATTATCCGTTTGAATAGTATAATTCACCACTAGATGGATCGTAGAATACTCGGCCAAATCCAGTATCAATAGCACCCGACGGTGGGACTAGACTTCGTAATTGTCTTATGAAACAACCAGGGACACTAGCATTGAGATTAGTGCCCGTTACGTCTATACATATCGAAGACTGATACTGACTAGTACGTCCAGCAGAATTACCAATCGCAATCGCATTAGCTCTCTGGCCAGTTTGTGCTGCTTTATTACCAATCGTAATCGCATTATTTTTTTGTCCAATCTCTCCTGCTAGATATCCAATCGCCACACTGAACGCTCCCTGCGCAACTCTTGCTGCCTCCCGTCCAAAGGAAACTGCGTTAGAGCCTTGGTTAACTTGTCCAGCAGCATTACCTATAGCAATAGCACTAGTACCTTGGTTAGTTTGTCCAGCAGCATTACCTATAGCAATAGCAGTAGTACCTTGGTTAGTTTGTCCAACAGCATTACCTATAGCAATAGTAGTAGTACCTTGGTTAGCTTGTACATAATTTATACCAATGGCAATAGTATTATTAGAAACATCTAATTTTAAACTGTTAGCTAAACGCAAATCGCCTGTATTTGGATTGATAGAAAAAGGATTAGTTGCCGAATTTATAAACAATGATTTATTCACACCTGAACTCTCTACAAATACTGGATAATATGTTTTATTAGAATTTGTATCTGTTATTACAATCGTTTCCAATGTGTTATCTGGACCGGTTGGTCCCGTATATCCTATACTTCCTGTTGAACCTCTTTGACCAGTAACACCTGTGTATCCAGTGTATCCAGTGCTTCCTGTAACACCTGTAACACCTGTTGAACCAGTATATCCAGTATACCCTGTTGAACCAGTATATCCAGTATACCCTGTTGAACCAGTATATCCAGTATAACCTGTTGAACCAGATACACCGGTTTCTCCAG